CGTTGGCCATGGTCAGCATCGCGGCGGGTTTCTACACCGGCAGCATCAGTTCCACCCTGACCGGCGCGGGCCTGACCAACAGCAGCAGCCGCGCTTACCGGATGCCGCAAATCAGTTGGGTCGGCCTTGAGCCGTGGCGGCGCATGACCGGCAGCGGCTTGACCGTTGAAGCAATCATCGACCATCACAATGCCCGCGACGGCCAGCCCGTCGCTGCGGTTGATTTCTATGTCAGCCGGTCCGGCACCACATCCACCGCTTCGACCAGCACGATGGTGCTGTCGGACGAAATCACCACGCCCTATCGACCCGGCGTGTTTCGCGCCACCGTGCCGGTCGGCGCGCTGACGCAAGGCGAGGGCGATCTGGGCGCGACGATCTATCCGTGGGTCGGCACCGCGACATGGGACACCAACAGTGCCGACTTTGAGACTTTCCCCTGCGTCGGCACGCCCAAACTTTATCCGGTCAACATCGACACCGATGGCAGCTATGCGCTTGCGGGGGCTTACATCTCCCACACGGCCGTGTTGATCGGAACCCCGACTATCGGCCTGCTGTCGGCTCTTGGCCCTTACGTCCCCGGCACGACACCGGCCTATGCCTCCGTTCAAACGCTCGCCAATGCGGCGCGGGCCTATAACAAGAACACCGCCAAGCGCGCCCGTGTTCACGATGACATGGCCGGGGTCTGGGCGGTTATCCCGTCTGGTTATAAATCACCGTTGCAGGCCGGTATCCACAGCCCGACAAACTATCCGCCGGGTCTGGGGTATTTCGGCATCACGCGCGAGGTTGGCTCGGCTATTTCGGATACCGGCCTGACGACCAATGCTCAAGCCCCCACGACATCAAGAACCCTGCCGTCCCGCACAATGCTTGATGGCATCGGTATTTTCCCCGGCGCGGCGGGTCTGACGCATACGGTGGTCGACGGCACCTCACTAGGCGCTTCGACCACGCAACAGACAAAAGCCGCTGCAATTTATCTGGTTGTCCGCGATTGCGCCGGCACCGGCAACGGAGACAACGCCAACGCAGTATTTTCGCGCTCTGGGTATCGCTGGCTGCACCGCAACAGCTTCACCAGTTTTGGCGACGATGTAATCATCAACAACGCCAGCCTGTTCGCCGGGCTGGTGCAGTTACACGGCTGCACGATCGACAATTCGGCGAACAGCAAAAGGGCCGATTGCAATGGCGCTTCGGTCATCGGCTGCCACCTGCCGCGCTGCACGCTGGTATCGCTGCCGGTTGGCGCCTCTCCCGAGATCAAGGGCCGCATGGTTCACAACGTCCGTATCGACAGCGATGATAGCGGCACGGCTGGCGTCACGGTCACGGCGGGCCATACGCGCGCCATCGGGGTGCGCGGCGAAAGCTGGGTCAACGTGCTGTTGCGCAAGGTACGCACCGGGGCGACGGCGGGTGTCCTGGGGGTTGGCGAAAGTCCGACATTCCAGCTTAGTTCGGATTATGCGACGGGGCCGGTCGATCAGCCCGCCGTCGCCAACGTCAACCGGGCCTATCTGAGCCTGGCCGGCGCGCGCGCCAACGGCCCGTATAACGAGGCGGCATCGACCCGCGTGCTGAAGGAAGTGCGCGACATCGGCATTGCTGCATCGCAGTTGAACACCAAGGCTGATACTTTTGCCGGCGCTGGCGGCGCTTCGGGCAACCGCACCGGCACTTTTGCCTATCGTTTCGGCAATGCCCGCTTTGGCATTGTTTCGGGTGACAGCAGCGCCAACAATGAAAGCGGCACCAGCCCGACTGCGTGGAATGGCGATGCCATGCCGCCGCTGTCGCAGGTCAATGTCGGTTATGGCAATTTGTGGGTCAACGACACGTCGCTGGCGGTTGGCAACAGCTTGGCCGCCGCCGGGGATTATGCGCCACGTGCAGCGCTGTTCGACCGCATTCCGGCCGGGCGCGCGGTGACGGGTTTCGATCTGCTGGGCAATGCGCGGCGCAATGATGGTTCCGGCGCGGCCGGGGCGATCGAGCGGGCCGACAGCCTTGTCGCGCCGGCATCGGTGCGGTCGGCGCAGTTCGCCGGTTCGCCCGGCCTGTCGGGGTCGGCGCTGCTGATGCCCGCCGGTGCCGCGCATGCCCAGCACGTGGCGGCATTGCTGCTGTCGTGGACGGGCGCCCTTGCACCGGCGAGTGCCGGCCACGGCCAGCGTGCAGCGCCGGCATCGGTTGCCTGGACCGCCACGCTGGCTGTCTTTGCGGCGTCCATGCCGAACCGCGCCATGGCATCGCTGTTGATGTCCGATGCGGTTGCCGAATGGCTGTTGCCGGTCACGTCCGCACATCCGCAACGGGCCGCTGCCGGCCGCATCATCGCCGGGCCTGTGGTGCCGGCAGTGCCCGAAGCACGCACGCTGGTACCCGATCGCATTGCAACGACTCTTTTTGTCTCGTGAAAGAAGGAAACTGACATGTCCAAGTTCGCAAGCAACGACGTCATCGACGGCAGCCTCAATATCGTCGCTGCCGCCACCCGCCTCATCGCGCTCAATGGCCAGCCAGCCAGCTTTGCCGCGGCCGACGCCGGCAAGCTGGTGCAGGCCGCGCTCGGCCCCGGCGATTTCAGCCTCGCGACCGGCGATGTGTCGGGCCGCAAGGTCATGATCGCTGCCAAGGCCAGCCTGGCTGTACTCGCGGCCGGCACCGCCGATCATATCGCGCTCCTCGATGTTGCCGGGTCGCGGCTACTGTACGTCACGACGTGCCCCGCGCAGGCGCTGGTTGTCGGTGGGCAGGTCAGTATTGCCGGCTGGTCGATCGAGATCGGTGCGCCGGTCTGATGCCCAGCGCACGGCCCGGACGGCCGGTTTTACCTGACAGCGAGGGAGGATGATCGGTGGCGATCTTCTTGAAGGACCCGATGGCAATGATCGATTTTGCCATCGACTGGTCGGCCAATGTGCCGGCCGGCCTAACACTGGTCGAATCGACCTGGGCGGTGACGCCGGGCGGCAGCGACGCGGTAACGGTGGCGGCGAGTGTCCGCGAAGCCTTGCGCAGCGTCGCCACACTGGGCGGCGGGCAGCAGGGGCAACTCTACCACGTCACCAACCGGGTGATCTTTTCAGACGGCCGCAGCGATGAACGCACGCTTGTCCTGCGCGTGGAGAACCAGTGATGGCGGATTTGATCCTGTCCCGAGGCGCCAGCGCGCTGGCGGTCAGCCTGGCGGAATGCAAGGTGTATCTGCGGCTCGAGCGCGATGATGACGATGCCCTGTTGGCGGGGCTGATCCGCACCGCCATGGCCTTGTGCGAGGCCTTTACCGGGCAATGGCTTGTCGTGCGTGACGGCGAACAGCGGCTGGCGCTGGCCAGCCATTGGCAACGCATCAGTGCACTGCCGGTGGTTGCGATCACCGGCATCCTGCAGGGCGACGCCCTTTTGCCCGGGAGCGCTTTTGAAAGCGATATCGATCCGGCCGGGTGCGGCTGGGTGCGTCTGTGTGGTTCGGTGGCGGGGGCGCCCCCGGTGGTGCGCTTTCGCGCCGGGCTGGGGGCCGATTGGAACGGCGTGCCCGAACCGTTGCGGCAGGGGCTGATACGGCTGGTGGCGCATCTGTTCAGCCATCGCGATGCCGCTGATGCCGGCCCGCCGCCCGCAGCGGTGGCGGCGCTGTGGCGGCCGTGGCGTCGGCTGCGCCTCAACTGAAGGAATGATCATGGCCGATGAATTTGCCGGCGCGCTCTGCGAGCGCGTCGTGATCGAGGCGTGGGTGCCAGCGCGCGACGACGCCGGTGCCGATGTCGGGCACTGGCAGGCCGGGCCGGAACGGCTCGCGGCGATCGAGCCCGATGGCGCCGGCCGTGGTGACGGGGAAGCCCGGCGCTCGCGGCGGCGCTGGCGGGTGACGCTGCGCCAGCCGGTGGCGGTGGGCCTGACCTCGCGGTTGCGCTGGGATGGCCTGTTGCTCGTGGTGCTGGCGATGGAGCCTGATCCGCGCCGGCGTGACCGCATCATGCTGCGCTGCGAGGCGCGCGAGGCATGACCGGGGCGAGCATCTGGGCGGGCCTGCTGGCCCGGGCGGCCGCGCGCGGCGAAACCGCTGCCGGGGTCGCGAAATCGGCCTTGGCGGCACGGGCGGCAGGCTTGCCCGGTGTCACCGTCACCATCGGCGAGGATGTGCAATTGCACGGCCATGGTCTTGCCGCGCGTGCCTTTGGCAGCCGCCGCGGCGCTGCCGACCCGCGGCTGCGGGCGCTGATCGCCAGCGACCATGGACAGGGAGGCCAGCCATGAGTGCCAGTCTGGCAATGCAGCGCCTGCTGGTGGCCGCGCTGACTGGTCTTGATGGCATCACCGGCGTTCATGATGGCCCGCCGGCCGATGCGCCGCCGCCCTATCTCGTTATCGGGAGTGACCTGGTCAGCGACTGGAGCACCAAGACCGAAACCGGCCATGAACATCGCATCGCGATCAACGTCTGGGATGCAGGGCCGGGCGCGGCGCGTGCCAAGGCGATCATGGGCAGGGTCGAAACCCGGCTGGCGGCGCTGGCAGGCAACCGCGACGGCCATCTGCTGGTGTCGGCCCGGTTGCTGCGCACGCTGGTGCTGACCGATGCCGAAGGCTGGAGCCAGGGCATCGTCGAATTCCGGCTGCGCAGCCGCGTGGTTTGAACGGCCTGCCATCGTGCAGGTTTTTTTCGTGAAAGGACAAGGATATGGCAATGGAAAAAGGCAGCGCTTTCCTGCTGAAGGTCGGCGATGGCGCAACCCCGCCGCAGTTCACCACTGTCGCCGGACTGCGCACCACCCAGATGAGCATCAATGCCGAGACCGTGGTGGTCACCAACCAGGGTTCGGGCGGCTGGCGCGAGCTGTTGTCGGGGGCCGGGGTGCGTTCGGTATCCCTGAGCGGTTCCGGCGTGTTCACCGGCTCGGCGGCGGAAAGCCGCGTCAAGGCCAATGCGCTCGGCGGGGTGATTGACGATTACCGTATCAGTTTTGAAAGCGGCGACACGGTGACAGCCAAGTTCCTGATCACTCGGCTCGATTATGCCGGCGATTTCAATGGTGAACGCACCTACACGCTGGCGCTCGAAAGCTCGGGCGCGGTGGTGACGGCATGACCATCGCCAATGCCGTGCGCGGCGAAGTCGCGCTTGTGCTGGGCGACGACCATTATTGCCTGCGCCCGGGGTTTGCCGCGCTGGTTGCCGCCGAAGCCGAACTGGGGCCGTTGTTCGCGCTTGTCGAACGCGCGGCCGCCGGCGGGCTGACGCTCACCGAAATGACCGCGCTGTTCTGGCATTGCCTGGTGCCGCCGGCAGGGCTCGACCGCGCCGTTCTGGGCGAACGGCTGGTAGCGGCGGGGCTGGCCAATGTCACCCCGGCGCTGCGCGCGCTGCTCGGCCAGGTGCTGGCCGGACGATGAGCGAATTTGCAGGCGCGGCGCGGCGTGCGGCGCGGGTGGCGGCGGCGCTGCTCGGCTGGCGTCCGGCCGAATTTTGGGCGGCGACGCCGGCCGAACTGCGCACCGCGCTGGGGCTTGATGTCGCTGATGATGGTGCGCCGGCGACGGGCGATCTGCTCGCCCGGTTGATGAAGGAGTTTCCCGATGCAGGCTGATGCGACCGAGCTCGACACGCTGGTGATCCGCGTGCGCGCCGATACGGCCGGCTTCATGGCCGGGGTTGGCGATATCCGGCGCGAGCTAGACGGGCCGTTGGCGCAGGGGGTCGACCGCGCCGGCTCCGGTATCGAACGTGCGCTGGCCCGCGCTGCGGTGACCGGCAAGTTCGGTTTCGAAGATCTGCGCCGGGTGGCGCTGTCGGCGCTTGCCGATATCGCTGCTGGTGCGCTGCGCACCGATATCGGCGCGCTTTTCGGCGGGAGCGGCAGCTTGGCGGGCGCATTGACGAGCAGCATCGGCAGCCTGTTCGGCGGCGTGCCGGGGCGTGCGACCGGCGGCCCGGTGACATCGGGCAGTGCCTATATAGTCGGCGAGCGTGGCCCCGAATTGTTCGTGCCGACCGCGGCCGGGCGCGTCGAGACGATGGCCGGCGGCCGGGGCGGGACGGTTTCGGTGACGATAAATGTCGCTGCCGCCCGCGATGCCACCCCGGCGCTGATGCAGCAGACCGGCACCCAGGTGGCACGCGCCGTGCGCCAGGCCTTGCAAAGGGCCGGGGCATGATCCGGCATTGGCTGGCCGGCCCCGATGCGCCGGTGCGCACGCGCTGGGGCAAGCGTTTCGATCCGTGCTATTGGACGGTCGATTTTCCGCGTCCGATGATGGCGGCGGTGACCACTGAAGGCGCCGATACGCTGGTCGTTGACCTTGCCTTTCTGACCCAGGCCGATCTTGCCGGGTTGATCTGGGAATCGGCCGATCGCTGGAGCCACCCCTTGTTGGCGCTGGCGACCGACCGCGATTACCGTGGCACGACGCTGGCGTTCCGTTGGCGCTCGAGCGGCGCGGTGCAGCCGCTCGACGCTGTTAATGGCCCGGTGCTGACGATCGAAGGCCGTGACGCCCAGGGTGTGCCGCGCATCTGGTATGTGCGCTTGTGGCATTATGCCGAAGGCAGCGGCGACGACGCCACAGTCGTGCTCGATTTTGACAGGCTGGACGGCGGCTTCCTGTTGCCGGCGGAAGCCGACCGGGTGTTCGCCGGCGATATCGACCGCATTTTCCTGTCGCTGGTGCCGCCTGGTCATGACGGAAGCGCGACGCCGCTGCCGGTGCCGGCGGCAGCGCAGGTGCGGTTGGAGGCGATCAGGTGCGACGGGCCGGGGTCGATGCTGCGCATTGGCGATGCCTTTGTGCCACCGCACCCGCTACGCATGACCGGGGGCTATGACGACAGCTATAACCAGACGCCGGAGCGGTTGGTCGAAGCGATCTTCGCGCTCGGCTACCGCGGATCGCTGGTCCATTATGTCGGGATGAGCCATTTTCCCGGCCTGCGCTGGGATGCGGCAGCCGGGGCCTATCTGGCAGATCCCGCCGTGCCGGTGTGTGGCCCGGCGCTGGCCTGGCATCGCGATTTCTTTGCTCGCGCCGTGGCGCTTGACCTGCAACCCATCGTGTCGCTGTCGTTCGAACTGCTCGACCAATATTGTCCCGCTGGCTGGGCGCAGCGTGCGGCTGATGGCCGCCGCGCGACGACCGGCTATCTGCCGCCATCGACCCTGTTGTCGCCAGCGCATGCGGGGGCAATGGCCTGGTTGCAGACAGTGGCGGTGGTTTTCACCGAAATGGCGGTTGCCGCCGGGGCAGCGCCGCGTTTCCAGACCGGCGAGCCCTGGTGGTGGGTCGGGCCGGATTGGCAGCCGTGCCTTTATGATGCGGCAACGCTGGCGCTGCACGATGCCGAAACCGGGCTGTCGGCGCCGGTCATCGGTGATATCCGCCATCCGGCCGATGCCGGGGCGCGGGCTTGGCTCGATTGGTGCGGCGGCCTGCTCGGCCGCGCGACGCTGGCGCTGCGCGATGCTGTGCGCGCGGCCGTCCCGGCGGTTGAAACGCTGCTGCTGTTCTATGCGCCGCAAGTGCTCAACAGTGCCGCGCCCGAACTGATCCGTGCCAATCTACCGCTCGCCTGGGCGCATCCGGCCTTCGATGTGCTTCAGCTCGAAGACTATGATTTTGTTACACTCGATGATTTCGGCGGCCAAGCGCGCGCGCGCGCCACAATTGCAGACAGGCTTGGCTACCCCCTTGAGCGCCAGCATTATTTTGCGGGCTTTGCCACCCGCCCGACCGACTGGCGGCCGATTGCCGGCGCGGCCGCTGCGGCGCTGGCCCGTGGCATCGCCGATACCTTTGTCTGGGCTTGGCCTCAGGTGGCACGCGACGGCTTCACCGTATTTGCGCTCGATGAAGAAGGAGATGAAGTTGTGACCGCCTTTCATGACGTGCTGTTTCCGTTGCAGCTTGGCTATGGTGCTGCCGGAGGCCCGGCCTTTTCAACACAGGTGGTTGTCACCGGCTCCGGCCATGAACAGCGCAACAGCCAGTGGAGCGATGCCCGGCTCAATTATGATGCCGGGCTCGGCCTGCGTTCCGAAACCGATCTCGGCACACTGATCGACTTTTTCCGGGCGCGGCGCGGTCAAGCGCATGGTTTTCGTTTCAACGATCCGCTCGACAGCAGCTCGGCTGCGTTGGGTGGCCCCGTCACGCCGACCGACCAGCCGATTGGTACCGGGAACGGCGGCTTGACGCGGTTTGCGCTGGTCAAGTTTTATGGCGAGGGTGCCGATCCGCAACGCCGCCGTATCACACGTCCCGTCGCCGGCACCGTTCGCATCGCCATTGATGGCATCGAACGCAGCAGTGGCTGGCGCCTTGGTGCCGGTGGCCACGTCGATTTCGACGAGGCGCCGCCGCCCGGCGCGCAGGTCAGTGCCGGTTTCGCCTTTGACGTGCCAGTGCGTTTTGCCAGCGACCGTATCGATGTGTCGATTGCCGGGTGGCGGTCGGGTGAATTGCCCAGCGTCCCGCTCGTCGAATTGCGTGAGGATTGAGGCGATGGCGATCGTACATCCCGAACTTGGTGACCGGCTGGCCGCGGAATTGACGTCGCTGGCCATCTGCTGGCAGATCATTCGCCGCGATGGCGTCGCACTGGGTTTCACCACCCACGACCGGACGCTGCGCGTCATGGGGCTGGATTATGAAAGTGCGCCGGGGATTTTACCCTCGGCGGTGGTCGCCAGCGACGGGCTCGATGTCGATGTGATGGATGTCGCGGGCGCGCTCAGCGCCGATGCGATCCGCGCTGTCGATCTGGTCGAGGGCCGCTTCGACGGCGCCGCGGTGCGTATCTTCATGGTGGACTGGCAGGCACCGGATGCCGCGCAACAATTGCTCGCGCGCGGCACTCTCGGCAATGTCGAGGCCGGCAGCGGCCCCGATGCGGGTTTTACCGTCGGCCTGCGCGGCCAGACGGCGGCGCTCGCGGCGACATTGGTGGAAAGCTGCTCCCCCGAATGCCGGGCCGAACTGGGGGACCGGCGTTGCCGGGTCGCTTTGCGCGGACGAACGCTGCGGACCCGCATCGTGGCGATCGAAGGGCGCGCTGTGACGCTGGCCGATGTCGGTGCCGCGGCGGCCGAAACCTTTCGCGAAGGCCGGGTTCGTGTGCTCGCCGGCCCCGCTAGCGGACTGGAAGCGCATATCCAGGCCGTAAACGGAGACCAGTTGCTTTGTAACAGCGCTCTGGCGGCGGCTGCCGGCAGCCTCGTCGAACTTTGGCAAGGTTGTGACAAGCGCTTTGCCACCTGTGTCGACCGTTTCGACAATGCCGCCAATTTTCGCGGCGAACCGCATGTACCGGGCAACGATCTGTTGACCCGTTTCGCCTCCGCCTGATCCCTGGAGCATTTGATCATGACCGAAGCAAACGCGCCGCTGGCTGGCCGCCACTGGCCAGAGATTGTCGCTGCGGCCCGCGCCTGCCTCGGCACCCGCTTTCGCGCCCATGGCCGTGTGCCCGGGCTTGGCCTTGATTGTGTCGGCCTCGTGCTGGTTGCCGGGGCGGTCGATGCCGGGCTGGTGCCGGTCTATGCGCTGGGCGGCGATCATCATGCGCTGCTCGATGCTGCCTTGCACCTTGCCGGGTGCCAGCGGGTGGCGCTGCCCTTGCCGGGCGATGTTCTGGTGCTTTCGCCGGCGCCGCGCTTGTTGCACCTCGCCATCATGACGCCCGCCGGGGTGGTCCAGGCGCATGCAGGGCTTGGCCGCGTCGTCGAAGGGCCTCTCGATCCGGGCTGGCCCTGCCTCGCCGCCTGGCGTTTCATGGGAGCGCGCTGACAATGGCGACCCTGGTTTTTGGCAGCATTGGCCGTGTCTTCGGCGGGCCAATCGGTGGCCTGCTCGGCAGCATCGCCGGCGGGCTGCTCGATCGCAGCCTGGCGGGCGGCACCGGCAACGGTGGCCGGGTCGGCAATCTCGAGGTGCAGAGCGCTGCCTATGGCGAGCCGATCCCGGTCGTCGTCGGCCGCATGCGGGTCGCCGGCAATCTGGTCTGGTCAAGTGGCATCATCGAAACCGCCGGCGGCGGCAAGGGTGGCGGCACCGGCTATGCTTACAGGGCGTCTTTCGCGATTGCACTGGTAGCCGGGCCGATCACCGCCATCGGTCGCGTCTGGGCCGACGGCACCGAGATCAGCAGCAATGCCGGCACTTTCGCCAGCCCCGTTACAATGCGGCTTTATCCGGGTAGCGAGACACAGGCGGTTGATCCCCTGATCGCCTCAGCAGAGGGTGGCAAATCGGCTCCAGCCTATCGCGGCATTGCTTATGTCGTGTTCGAGGATCTCCCGCTGGCTGAGTTCGGCAACCGGATCCCCAACCTTACCTTCGAGATCATTGCCGGCGGTGATGATGGGCTCGACATGGGTGCGGCGCTGCGGCGACTGTCGAGGGGCGAAAACGGAGCGCTTGCCGTTGTCAGCGGGCGCTTTCCGGCAATCTCTGGCCATGTTGCGGCCCGTACCGGGAGTGTCGCTGACAACATTGCACCACTTGTGGCGATCGCCGGCGCCGCGGTGGCCAGCGGTGACGGGCTGGAACTGGTCGGCGATACCGACGCCCATGTCGAGCTACCGGCGACGGACCGACACGCGTGCAGCCAGGATGGCGCGTCCGGTCGCGACCGTTTTGTGCGGCAAGGTGGCGAAACAATGGTGGCCGCTGTCGAGTTGAGCTATTTTGATGGTGACCGGGCCTATCAGGCGGGTTTGCAGCGTGCCCGCAGCGGATCGCCGGGCGCGCTTGTGCAGCATGTCATCGCCAGCGCCATGCCGGCGACGCTCGCGAAGCGGTTGGCGACCGTGCTGCTGGCTCGCGCCGAGGCTGTCCGGCTGCAGACCAGTGCCCGGCTGCCGTGGCGTCACGTCGGTATCCGGCCCGGGATGCAGGTGCGATTTGCCGATGAAGACCGGCTTTGGCGGGTGCGCGCCACTCGTTTCGAAGCCTTTGTGGTACATTTGGAGCTTGAGCGTGCCGCTATCGGGCTTGCGCCAGAGCAGCCGGCCGATGGCGGGCGGGCGCTGGCCTTTGCCAGTCAGCCGGCGGGCGCGACCGAAGTGCTTTGCCTCGACCTGCCGCCCCTCCCGGGGGAGGCGCCCGCGTTGCCCCGGCTGTGGTTGGCGGCTGCTGGTGCCGCACC